GGATTTACTGGTGAAATGATTCTTACTGTAGGACAGCATAGTTTGAAGACAGGAGATAGAATTAGACTTGCAAATGAATCTTTAATATTCACATGTTCTAGTGATAACTATGGTTCTAAGAATGCATATCCAAGAAAAACCGATCCAATTTATGGTGGTGTTGGTATTGCTTCTACAACTCCAACAACTATTAGAATGAATGTTGGCATGGCTCCTATTGGTAAGAGATATGTCCACCAATTTGTTGGAGTTGGATCTTACAGTGAATTCCAGTTAACTGTTGATGAGACTTATGCATCTAAGTTCTCTGGTTGGAACGTTGGTGATTTCTTAGTTCTTGACGACATTACTCCATTCTTTAATGGAACTAGAAGATTGTTCCCATTAGCAGTTAATGGTGACAGAATATCATTCTTTGCAAGAGCAAACGCAGGTATTAATTTGCAATCTAACCTATTAGTATTTGTTAATGACATACTACAAACTCCTGGTGAAGGTTATACCTTTACTGGAGGTAGTACTCTTAGATTCTCAGAAGCACCGAAGGGTGGTGTAACAGGATTTACTACAACTGGAGATAAGTGTAAAGTCTTAATGTATACTGGTACACAAAGTATTGATGTTAGAGAAGTTGATGTATTACCTACACTTAAAGTGGGTGATGATGTTCAACTTTATAGTGATACTGATGTTACATTCAATCAAGATGAACGTCTTGTTATGGATGTTAAGTCAGCAGACTCTGTTACAACTAATAACTATGCGGGTCAAGGTGTTACACCAAATGAACTGTTAACAAGACCAATTTCTTGGTCTAAGCAAGATGTTGATAAGATTATTGATACTAATGAAGTTGGTAAAGATAGAGTTTATTATGAACCAGTAATTAACCCACAAACTAACATTCTTGAGACTGTTGGTATTAATTCTAGTTCAGTATTTGTATATTCTTTGAGATCTCTATTTGATGATCCTAAAGAAGCGATGTTAGCTGCAGATAGAGAGAAGGTAGAACTTATTACCCAAGAAAATATTGAATATGCAACTGCAACAACTACCATCTCTAATGGTGCTGTTAGTGCTATTACCGTTACCAATCCTGGTTTTGGATACACTGCTGCTCCAATAGTTACTGTTCAAAAACCATTTGATGTTGTAGGAGTTGCAACTGCTGCTACTGCTACTGCTACTATTGGGGCAGGTGGAACTGTTACTGGTATTTCTGTTGGTATGGGTGGAACTGGTTACATATTTGGACCGTTAACTTCTCTTAGTATTGCTCAGAATGGTATTGGATTCCCATTCTTAGATGCTTCAACCAATGTAATGTTGGGTGCTAAATTAAATAGTGTAACTGGATCTGGTAGAGGTGCATCTGTTAATATTGATATTAGCACTTTAAATTATGAAGTATCTGCTATATCAATTGTTGAAGGTGGAACTGGTTATCAACCAGGTGATACATTATCTGTTGATGTATATGATAACGTTGGATTAGGAACTACTAATAGAAGATGGGCACTTACAACTCCAATTAAATTTACTGTTGGTGCTATTAGTGGACCTGAAGTTATGATTGCTCCACCAACAAGAAAAGTTGAAGATGTGCCAAAATCAACTGTTGAAGGTGATTATGGAATAATTGTTGGTATTGGTACAACTACCATTGTCGGTGTTGCATCAACTGGAATTACCTTTGATTTCTATATACCTCAGGATTCTAAATTAAAATCTGGATTCTCTTTAGTACAGAGTGGAATTCAAACTGGATATCTATTCAATGTTACAGGAACAGGTGTCAATGGTCCTTTAACAACACTAAGAGCAGATAATTCTGTTCTTGGAATTGGCACTACTTGTATGGATGCAACTTTTGAAGTTGCTCACTACTCTCATAATACTAGGTTCATTCCACCCGAAATAAGTGGAACTTCTGTTGGTATTGCAACTACGGTTACAACTGTTGTTGCTAAGATTGCTAACTTTACAAATGTAGTTGGATACGGTACAACTGCAAGTTATGGTGATTATACTTGGGGTAAAGTTAATCTAACTATCAGATTAGGAACAAAACAAATATTTGAAGCAGTTCATGGAACCAGTCAGTCTGGTATTGGATCTAACCCAGTTATAAGAAGAAAAAATCCACTTCGTTATAAGGGTTATATTATTTCATAATAAATAAAACATAGCAAATCTTAAATTCTAAAAATGGCTGCGATTATAACTGATCAGTTGAGAATTAAGAATGCGAGAACGTTTATAGATAAGATTCGTTCCTCGACAGATTCTTACTATACCTTCATAGGTCTCCCAAATGCTGTAGAAAACAAATCCGACTGGGATAGTAGTCCTCCTGCTCCTAGGGATTGTTTTGATGACGAAAACTTCTATTGGGACACTATGATCGCAATGAAGAAGATTTCTGCTGATGATATTAGACCTGTTGTTCGCAAATTAGGTTGGGCATCTGCAACAATCTATGACATGTATAGACATGACATAAACAGGAATAATCTATCAGATTCCTCAAATAAGACTAGTTTATATTCTTCTAACTTTTATGTTGTAAATAGTGAATTTAGAGTTTATATTTGTTTGCATAATGGTATTGATCCAGAAAACCCAAATGGTAAACCATCTCTAGATGAACCAAAATTCACTGATTTAGAACCTCGTGTTGCTGGTACTTCTGGTGATGGATACATTTGGAAGTATCTTTATACCATTAGTCCTAGTGATATTATTAAATTTGACTCTCTTAACTTTATTCCTCTTCCTGTAGATTGGGAGACAAACAGTGATTTTACACCTATTAGGAATAACGCTAAAACAAGTGGTCAAATAAAGGTTGCTACTATTGCTAATAGGGGATATCTTGTTGGTCCTGCTAACACGACATATACAAGGGTTCCAATTAAAGGTGATGGATATGGTGCTGAATGTACTATTGTTATAAACAACGACTCTAAAGTAGAATCAATTACTATCTCAAATGGTGGTAGTGGTTATACTTATGGATCAGTTGATTTAGTTGCAGGTAATGTTCCTGTTGGTAATACTACACCAATCTTTAATATTATTATTCCTCCAGCAGGAGGTCATGGATATGACGTTTACAGAGAGTTGGGTGCATCAAACGTACTAATCTTCTCTAGAATTGAAAATGACGATTCAAACCCAGACTTTGTTACAGGAACAAAGGTTGCTAGAATTGGAATTGTTGAAAATCCACAAGCATTTGAATCTACTTCTGTAATTACAGATGATAGAGCGAGTGCTGTTAATGGAATAATTTTAAAAGGATTATCTCCAAATGATGATGACTATAAAACTACAACTTTTGAATCAAATTCATATATTACTCAGCAAGTTGGAACTGGACAAACTGCTGTAGGAAGAGTTGTATCTTATGATAAAACTACAGGTGTTCTTAGATATTGGCAGGATAGATCTTTAGTTGGATTTAATACTGACGGTACGCAAAAGACATCTCCTACATTTGGATATGGACTAAACGATTTTACAGGAACTACTGCTACTGGTGGTAACTTGAAGATTGTAGGTGGTACGAAAGACTTATATATAGACAACGGATTCGGATCAATCAGTAATCCTGGTATAAGTACCGTCATAAATAATAAAACATATTACTTGGGTCAAACATTTATTAAAGGTGTAGCGAACCCAGAGGTTGAAAAGTACAGTGGTACTATCCTCTATGTTGACAATAGACCTTCTATTACTAGGTCTGCTAATCAACGAGAAGACATTAAAGTCATTTTGCAATTCTAAGGGAATCATTTAAAAGATATGGCACAAGAAACTAATCTCAATGTATCGCCTTATTTTGACGATTTTGATGCAGAGAAGAATTTCCATAAGGTATTATTCAAGCCAGGATTGCCAATTCAGGCTAGGGAATTAACAACATTACAGTCGATCCTTCAAAATCAGGTAGAGCAAGTAGGAACTCACCTGTTTAAGGAAGGATCTTGTGTTATTCCAGGTCAAATAAACTATAACAACAACTTGTTTGCTGTTGAAGTTGAAGAGAGTTTTTTAGGTACAAACGTATTAGACTATTGTAGTAATTTAATAAATGAGGTAGTTAGTGGATCTAATTCTGGTGTAAAAGCCAAGATTATAGATTATATGGAGCCATTTTTCTCTCCAAGAGGATATGTCACTTTATTCATAAGTTATCTTGGGTCTGGTATTAATGATAAAGATGTTTTTGATGATAATGAGACTTTACTACTTAAAGAAAATGTAGTAGCTGAAGTAGCACAGATAACCTTACAGGCAGGACAAGGTTGTGCTAAAACTGCTCCTACTAATTCTACATCAATTGGATCTGCAGTATTCATATCTGAGGGTGTATATTTTATAAGAGGACAGTTTGTAAGAGTCGAAGATGAAATGTTGGTTCTTGATCCTCATGATGAGAATCCAACATATAGAGTTGGTTTAGAGATTACAGAAGAGATAATTACTTCAAGTAAAGATCAGTCTTTAACTGATAATGCTAAAGGATTTAATAACTTTGCTGCTCCTGGTGCAGATAGATTAAAGATTAGTGTAAAATTAGGTAAGAGACCTTTAGAGTCTGACAAGAATGAGAACTTTGTTGAGTTGATGGTTATCAATGGAGGTTCAGTATCTCATATTGATGATAAGATTAAGTATAATGAACTTGGAAATGAATTAGCAAGAAGAACATATAGTCATGCTGGTGATTTTTATGTAAAACCATTTACAATTTCTGCAAAAGAGTCATTAAATGACAACAAGGGTAATAATGGTGTATTCGGTATAAATCAATTAACTTATGGTAATAGCACACCAAGTCCAGATTTAGGTACATATAAAATATCTCCAGGTAAAGCATTTATTAAAGGATTTGAAGTTCCTGTAAGAAATGTTGTATATCTAGATTTTGAGAAGACAAGAGTCAAAAAGGTATTAAAAAATCAAGCAGTAAACTACTATACAGGACCAACTCTAACTGTTAATAGAGCATATGGTTGTCCTAGAATAGGATTTACAACAACTTCTAGTATTAGTCTTAGAGACTCTAGAATTGGTGCTGATAATCATGTTGCATCAGGTAAAGAGATTGGTGTTGCTAGAGAATATGACTATGCATTAGAGTCTGGATCATATTCTTCAGCACTTCCAGCAACTAATGAGTTTGATGTAACACTTTATGATATTCAACCATATACTGAGATAACAGTAAACCAAGCAGTAACTTTAACTGTACCTACTTTTATTAAAGGTAAGTCTAGTGGTTCAACAGCACACTTAAGGTTTGGGACTACTACTGGGATTATAACTGCATATAACTCAAGTGGAACATTTACACCAGGTGAAAAATTAATCTTTAATGGTGTAGATAATAATAGAATTGCAACAGCAATAACAGCACATTCTATAGGTGCAGTTGAGTCTATTCATAGTTCAGTTGGTGTTGGTACATTTAATGCTGATGTTAAACCATTTACAAAGATTGCTTACGGTAATGTAAACATTACTCCTAAGTCAGGATCAGCACCTGGAATATCAACAGTTACAGTTCCTAATGGTGGTTTTAGGAATAAAGTAAAAGCAGGTGATTTAGTATCATTTACTAATCCTTTATTAGGTGGAACAACAGTTAAGACATTTGCTGTAGTTGATAGTTATACTGATGATAATAATATTATTATTGCAGGTGTAACTACGGTTGCAGGTGTTTGTGACGGTGGTCTTCCTGCTGCAGCAGCTCAACCAGTTGATTTTGAATTAATTGGATCTAAGTTCCAATCATCTACAGATAATAGTCTTTACACACCACTACCTAAATCATGGATTGCTAATGTTGATTTAACAGAGTCTAATATAACAATTAGAAAAGAATATGATGTAACTATTACTGCTAATGCTACTAATACTATACAAGCAGGACAGAATGAAACATTCTTAGCATATGATGAAGAAAGATATGTTTTAACTAATGATGCAGGTGTTACTGAAGAATTAACACCAGATAAATTACGTTTTACAAATGGTGGTAGAGAATTAAGAATATTTGGATTATCTGCTACTGCAGGATCTGCAAGATTAGTTGCTACTCTTAATAAAATTAATATTAAGAATAAAGTTAAAAATAGAATAAGAACTAACTCAATTATTGTTAATAAGTCTAAATTAGTAACTTCTGGTGTTGGTACAACCTCATTAAATGATGGATTAACTTATGGTAATTATGGTTATGGTTTAAGAGTTCAGGATACTGATATTTGTCTTGGAGAACCAGATGTAACTAAAGTTTATGGTGTATTTGAGTCTGGTGGTATTGCAGATCCATTAATTCCATCTGTTACTGTATTCAACATGAATGGTCCAACTGGACGTGTTGATGACTTAATTGCTGGTGAAGAATTTGTTGGTAAAACAACAGGTGCAATAGGTCTTTATATTGAAAGAATTAACAGTGCCAAAGCAGCATTTGTATACTTAAGTGATTTAAGATTTGAATTAAATGAGCAAATTGAATTTGTTGAGAGTGGTATAGTTGCTACTATTAATGATTTTGATCCTGGTGACAATAATATTATGGATAGATTTAGTTTAGATAGTGGACAAAGAGAAACTATTTGTGACTATGCTCGTCTTATTAGAAAACCTAATTCTAAAGATCCTAGGAAAAAATTAAGAGTTATTTTTGAATCTGCAGAATATGCATCTACTGATGATGGTGATATAACAACTGTTTCATCATATGATCAAATTGATTATTGTGTATTACCTGATGTCAAAGAAGGTACAAGATTAAGTGATATTATTGATATTAGACCAAGAGTAACTAATTTTGATTTAAATTCAACTGCGGTATCTCCATTTGAATTTAATGCAAGAGTATTTTCTGATGCTACAAACTCCGCTAAGAATATTTTAGCATCTGATGAGTCAATTAATATTCAATATTCATACTATCAACCAAGAATTGATAGAATATATTTAACTAAGAATGGTCAATTCCAATTAATTAAAGGTATTCCTGCTGATACACCAGTTCCACCTATTCCCATTGAGGATGCATTGGAAGTTGCTTTATGTAAATTACCTCCATATATTTGTAATACTGAGAACATAGAAGTATTACTTAAGTCTCATAAGAGATATAGGATGCAAGATATTGCATTATTGGAAGATAGAATCCAGAACTTAGAGTACTATACTGCACTCTCTCTTCTAGAGTCTAATACTGAGAGTCTGTTTATTCCTGATAATGCTGGTTTAACACGATTTAAATCTGGTATTTACGTTGATAACTTCTCAGGAACTGCAACTCAATTAAAACTTGGTAAGGTAACTAATAGTGTTGACCCATCAAATCTTGAATTAAGACCAACACACTATACAACTGAAGTTGATTTATTGCTTGGTTCTAGATCTTTAATTGGTATAGGAACAACTGCTTCAGCAACTGCTGATCCTAGATTTGTTACTGACTTGATAGGAAATGGTATTAAGAGAACTGGTCAATTATTAACCCTAGATTATCAAGATGCACCAAGAATTGTACAGGGATTTGCTACTAGAGTTGAGAATGTTACTCCTTATCTTGTAACTACTTACACAGGTAACATTGTACTATTCCCATCATCTGATATATGGATAGACCAAGTTAGACTTCAACCACAAAGAATTGAAGTTGACAACTATACTCAAACCCGTAGACAGTTAGAATTTGATGGATATGATCCACAAACTGGTTTAGGACCTGTTAGATGGGGTACATGGAATACTACATGGACTGGATCTAGTTCTACTAACACTTCTAATAGAATACAAACAGGATCTAGTTCTAGAAATAATGGAAGTCAGATTGTAACTACAAACTCATTCCAGACTACAACTACTACAACTACTACTAGAACTGGTACATCAACCAGAGCAGGTGAAAGACTTAGAATTAGTGAGCAAACAGATACTGTAAATGAAGGAGACAAGGTAGTAAGTACCTCAGTCATCGCATTTATGAGGTCTAGAAACATAGAATTTACAGGACGTAAGTTCAAACCATTAACAAGACTTTATGGATTCTTTGATGGTCAAGATGTAAATGCATTTGTTGTACCAAAATTAATCGAAGTTAAGATGATTAGTGGTACATTTACTGTTGGTCAACTTGTTAACGGAACAATGGCTGCAGGTACAGTTACAGCAACTAATGCAGCAACTCCTAGAGTATCATTTAGAGTAGCAACATCTAACCATAAGTTAGGACCAATTGCTTCACCAACTGACGTGTTTACAACAAGTCCTTATGATGAGTCATATACAGTTCCTGCAACTTATTCAAGTTCTTCAGTTCTTGTTAACGTAGATACAGTATCACTAGCAGACCAAACACAGGGTCTTTATAGTGGTTTTATAAGAGCAGGAATGAGACTTAGAAGTGCTACTGGTGAAGCAGAAATTACTAATATAAGATTATTCAGTGATCATGTAGGAACAGTTCTTGGATCATTCTTCATTCCTAATCCAAATATTACTTCTAACCCATCATTTGAAGTTGGAACTAAGTTATTCAGATTAACAAGTAATGCTACTAATAGTACTATTGGTGGAATGACTGGAACATTTGGTGAAGAGTCATACTTTGCTCAAGGTACAATTAATAATATGCAGGAGACTATCAGATCTACTAGAAGACCTAGGTTTGATGTACAAAATGCTTCTGAAACTCGTGCTGCTACAGATGTTACATCTACACAATCAGTAAGTACAAGTAATGAGACAACGAGAGTACCATTACCACCTCCACCTCCACCTCCCCCACCACCCCCTACGCCACCACCAAGGCCACCAGTACAGCCACCACCTAGACCTAGACCACCGATACTAATAATTACGGTTCCACCACCTAGACCACCTAGGCCAGTACCACCCCCTCCTCCACCTCCACCACCCCCAATCCCAACACCACCCCCAACGCCTCCTAGGAGACCAGCAAGGGGCGGTAAAGATCCTCTTGCACAGTCATTCTCTGTTCAAAATGATGCTGGATTCTTTGTAACTCAAGTAGACATCTTCTTTAGAACAAAAGATCCACTGCTACCTGTAACGGTACAGTTGAGACCGATGGTTGCTGGTGTTCCTTCAGAAGAGGTTTATCCTTTTGGTGAAACAATTGTAGAGGCAAAAGACATTTTTGAGTCAGCAGATGCTGGAACACCTACTACGGTTAAGTTCCCATCACCTGTTTACTTAGAACCTAAGACAGACCATTGTATCGTTTTACTATCACAGTCTAACGAATATACAGTTTGGATCTCCAGAATGGGTGAAGTTGACATTACAACTCTTCTGCAACCAGAATCTAGACAGGTTGTTGTATCCGCACAACCAAGTCTTGGATCTCTATTCAAGTCGCAGAATGGTTCAACATGGAACCCAAGTCAATATGAAGATCTTAAGTTTAGTCTTTACCATGCTGACTTTACTTCAAACTCTGGAACAATATCATTCTACAACCCAGAACTAGCAAAAGGTAATAACCAAATTGCTACTTTGGTTAAAGATTCTCTAGAATTTAATTCTAAGAAACTTATTGTAACAACAGATGATCTTGTAAACACAAGTGGTTTAGTTCTTGGAAATACAGTTATTCAGAAAAATGCTAATGCATCTGCAAATTATGTTGGTGCTGGTGGTTCTGCAACTGGTGATCTAAGTATTATTAATGCTGGTATTGGATACACACCTACTAATGGTTCTCAGTTTACCTTTACTGGTGTATCTTTAGACTCCTTTAGTGGAAATGGTAAGAATGCAACTGCAGACATTACAGTTGGTACATCTAACGGTGTAAATGGTGTTGCTATTGCTGCAACCATTAATGCTGGTGGATCTGGATATCAAGTTGGTGATGTTCTATCAATACCTACAATTGGTAATGATCAGTTGGGTAGAAACATGCAACTATCATTAGGTGCAGTTACTGGAATTAATGAATTAATTCTAGATGATATTCAAGGTGACTTTGAAATTAGTAGTACAAAACCACTTCAATATGTTAGTCCTTCTACGGGAATTACCACTATGGTATCCGTTGGATTTGGTTCTGATGTAAACATTAGTGATTATGCACTAAGTACTTTAGAAGAAGATGGTATGCATATTAAAGTGAACCATAAGAACCACGGTATGCATCAAGACACTAACAAAGTTATTATTGCTGATGTACAGTCTGATACTAAAATAACTACTCTGTCCGCAGAGTACTCAAATTCTAGTTCTGCTGCTATTGGTATTGCTAATACTTCAGGATTTGAATCCTTTGAGAATGTTGGTGTTGCTGCTACTAACCCTGGCTATATTAGGGTTAATGATGAAATCATCTCCTACACTGGAATTGCTGCTGGTCAGTTAACAGGAATTACTAGATCTATTGATCAAACAACTCCGTTTACTTATCCATCTAAAACACCAGTTGAGAAGTATGAGATTAATGGAATATCCTTAAGACGTATCAACAAGACACATGATCTTCAAGATGCTACTCCTGCAAGATCTATTACTCTTGATTCTTACTTCATTAAGATCAACCCATCTCTTGATGGAACAGATCGTAGTACTGGAATTGGATTCCCTAAATTGTTTATCAATGAATCCAAGTCTGCTGGTGGTGAAGAGATGCATGCAACTCAAAACATCCAGTTTGAAGCAATAAGACCTGTTGTTCAAACAATGGTTCTACCAGATACTAATATTAAGGCAGAGATGAAGAATACTACTGCCACAAGTATTGATGGTATTGAACAGTCCTTTGTTGAGACTGAAGCAACTCCAATCAATATTGAAGAAGATACTTACCTTGATGCACCTAGAATGATTGCCTCACGAGTCAATGAACTTGAGCGTTTAGACAGTCGTCCTGGTAACAAGTCTATGGAAGTAACATTTACATTATCTTCCTCAGATAGCGATATCTCTCCAGTCATTGACTTGGATAGAGTTGGTATGGTTCTTATTAGTAACAGAGTTAATGCTCCAATTACCGATTATGCTGGTGATTCTAGAGCATCGACAATCGTAGAAGATCCAACAGCGTTCATCTATGCTAATAAACCAATTACACTAGAAAATTCTGCTACTTCGATTAAAGTCTTGATGGCAGCATATACTAATACTTCTAGTGATCTGAGATGCTTCTATTCAATATCAAATGATTTAGAATCAGACCCAATTTACTATCCATTCCCTGGATATGATAATTTGGATGTCAATGGTGCAATCAAAGATATTGCTAAGAACAGTGGACTACCTGATAAGAAAATTCCTAAGACGGATGTTCTTGCTCATGGTAGTGATGATCTTCCGTTCACAGATTATGAATTTAGTGTTGACGATCTTCCTGAGTTTAGATACTTCAGTATTAAGATTGTTGGAACTGGAACAGATCAAGCATATCCACCAAGGATACGTGACTTAAGGGCAATTGCATTAGCGTAATTATGTACAATCCACGTTTTTTAAAGGTTGAAGGTCATAGTTATCTCGTAAGGGATACTAAGACCAATGCCATTATCAATAACGATAAAAAAGGACATGAACAATACCTTGCCCTAAAGAGAGCAAAATCAAAAGAGATAGACAAAGTACAAACCCTTGAACAAGATATTCAAGGGCTTAAGTCTGATCTAAGTGATATAAAATCTATGTTAGGACAATTGTTAGATAAGTAAAATGGCAAAACCAACCAGTCGTCAAGGATTAATAGATTATTGTAGGAGACAACTTGGTTCTCCTGTATTGGAAATCAACGTTGCAGAAGAACAGATCGACGATCTGGTAGATGATGCTATTCAATTATTCCATGAACGTCATTTTGATGGTACTACTCAAGCATTCTTGAAGTATAAAATAACTCAAGAAGATATTGATAGGGGTACTGTTGAGTATCCACATGAAGGAGGTAAAGTTGGTATTGCTACTACTTCTGTAACAGATAATATTCCTGGTCAAGGGAATGTAACTTTTAATTGGTATGAGAATGGTAATTATATAAAAGTCCCACCCTCAGTTATGGGTGTATCAAAGATTTTTAAATTTGAAGGTGGTGGTGGACTTTCTGCTGGAATGTTCAGTATCAAGTATCAGTTATTTTTAAATGACATTTATTATTTGGGATCAACTGAATTACTAACATATTCAATGACCAAGAGTTATCTTGAAGATTTGGATTGGTTATTATCAACTCAAAAACAAATAAGATATAATCAGAGAGAAGATAGACTTTATCTTGATATTGATTGGAGAACACAGGTTCCAGGTAACTATTTAATTTTAGATTGTTATAGGGCACTTGATCCTGCTACTTCTGATCAAATTTGGAATGATAGATTTTTAAAACCTTATTTGACTGCATTAATCAAGAAGCAATGGGGTATAAATTTAAGCAAATTCCAAGGAGTCAAATTACCAGGTGGTATTGAGATGAATGGAAGACAAATACAAGACGATGGGCAAAGAGAAATAGACGCTATTATTGAAAAGATGTCTTCTACTCACGAATTGCCACCGTTGGATATGATAGGTTAAGATCATGGCACTTAACCCATTTTTCCTACACGGATCTAAAGGAGAACAGAATCTTGTTCAGGATTTAATAAATGAACAACTGAAGATGTTTGGTGTGGAAGTTTATTATATACCAAGAATTTTTGGTAATGAAAAATCCGTGATGGAAGAGGTATCTAGATCAAACTTTGCTAATGCTATCCCCATAGAAGGATATGTTGAGACTTTTGATGGATACTCTGGAGCAGGAACACTTCTATCTAAGTTCGGTGTTCAAGAGTTAGATGATCTAACATTGATTATCTCTAGAGAGAGATATGAAGAAGAAATACAAAAACGTATAGAACCATTAAAGGGAGTTAAGTTAGCATCTCGTCCTAAAGAGGGTGATTTAATATACTTCCCATTAGGTGATAGATTGTTTGAGATTAAGTATGTTGAACATGAAAAACCATTCTATCAATTAAAGAAGAATTATGTTTATGAATTAAGATGTGAACTCTTCATATACAACGACGAAGAGGTAGATACTGGAATAGACTTTATTGATGATAACGTAGAAGAAGAAGGTTATATTCAATCATTTACTCTTGCTGGAATAGCAACACAAGCAACTGCTGTAACAACTTTAGTTGATGGTGGTGTACGCAATATTATGATATCTAGAAGAGGTTCTGGATATACTCAAGCACCTCAAGTTGCATTCTCTTCTGCTCCTATAGGAGGACAAACTGCAGTTGGTGTAGCGTCAATGATATCGGGACTTGTAGATTTTTGTGAACCAAATGAAGATCTATCAAGAGTTCAAGCAGTTGATCTAACAAATCCAGGTTCTGGATATACTGTTGCACCTAGAGTTGGTTTTATGACTGATACTGGAAGTGGAGCATATGGTGTAGCAAATATTGCTGACGGTGTTTGTGGTATCATTACCATCACTAATGGTGGTGGTGGATATATTGGAATACCAACGGTAGCATTTGCACCTGATGGATATAGTGGTATTGGTAGTACAACTATACCAGCGGTAGTGCATGCTGTTGTGTCTGCTGCAGGTTCAGTTACAGCACTTGTTTACGAATCTTGTGGTGGGTACTATACTGATGTTCCAGAGATATTAATTGCACCACCAGTACAGACTGGAGGAACTGGTTCATTTAATAGAGGAGAAGATATAGTTGGTACGGCAAGTAGTGCAACTGCACAAGTTAAGACTTGGAATGCTGTAACTAGAGAGTTACGAGTAGGGCAGATTGTTGGAACCTTCCAAAAAGGTGAATATGTTGTCGGACAAGAGACTTCTACAAAGTTTGCTATAAGTGATCTAAATAGTGATGATAATCCAGATTCTGGATTTGCTCAGAACACTACGATAGAGTCTGAGGCAGATAATCTTTTAGATTTTAGCGAAAGTAACCCATTTGGAAATGTATAATTATGTTTGACCATTTTTACCATCAAATTTTTAGAAAGACTGTAATTGCTTTTGGAACCCTTTTTAACGGGATCACTATCCATAGGGATGGTGCTGCTCCTAATGATCCATCTGCTATTATTAAGGTTCCTTTAGCGTATGGGCCAACACAAAAGTTTTTAGCAAGGATCGAACAGCAACCAGAACTGAATAAACCAGTATCTATGAGTTTGCCTAGGATGTCCTTTGAGTTTACTGGTATTGAATATGATACTAGTAGAAAATTAGGTGCTACTCAAACATTTACTACTTCTATCAAAACTGATAAAAAAGATGTTCGTAAGGTTTACATGCCAGTTCCTTACAATATGACATTTGAGTTAAATATAATGACTCTTTTGAATGATGATGCTTTACAGATTGTAGAACAGATACTTCCATATTTTCAACCAAATTATACAGTTACTATTGACTTAGTAGAGAGTATTGGAGAGAAGAAAGATATACCGATTACTTTAGAGAATGTTGGTTTTGAAGATAATTATGAAGGAGACTATACAGAGAGACGAGTTCTTCTTTATAAGTTAAACTTTAGTGCTAAGACATATCTGTTCGGACCAGTTCCAGTTGCACCAAAAGATCTTATCAAAAAAGTATCTGTTGGTATTACACCTGGAGAAAGAAGTGCAGCATATGGTTCAGGTCGTCAGATTACATATGCTACACCAGTTGCTACGAAGAATTACACTGGAGATGTTATTGCAAATCTAGCAGAAGATGTTCTTGCAAGTGCTACTGTTATACCAGTAGATGATCCTACAGGATTATCAGCACTAACATTTATTGATATTAATAACGAGACAATGTATATTGAATCTATTACTGGTAATAAGTTAAGTGTAAAACGTGCTTCTTATAATACAACTGCTATTGAACATGTTCGTGGTAGTGATGTTAAGGGAATAACGTCTGCTGATAATGCACTAATAGAAGGTGGTGATGATTTTGGATTTAGTGGAAACTAATTATGAAAGACAAATTTGAAGATCTAAATGATACTTTTGATATTACACCTGCAGAACCTGTAGAATCTGAAGTAGTAAAAGAACCTAAGAAACCTGAGAAAGTCTCTAAATCAAAAGAGATTGATATTGATAAGGATTATGAGTATACACGTGGCAATCTTTACAGTATTATAGAGAAGGGCCAAGAGGCACTTGATAGTGCATTAGAGATTGCTGTAGATCAGGGTCAAGCAAGAGCATTTGAAGTTGTAGGTCAACTTATTAAGTCTGTTGCAGATACCACAGATAAATTAATGGATCTCCAGAAGAAGATAAAAGAAGTAGAAGAAGACAATAGTAAAGGTCCAACTAATGTCACTAATGCAATGTTCTTTGGTTCGACAGCAGAACTATCTAAGTTGCTAAAGAAAAATAGAACTGAGAAAGAAGATAAATAGAAAAAAACTGCGTTTAAAATGACGAGTTTTGCAATTGACAAAAAATCTCATAAAGCTGCTTCTAAACAGTCTAAGATTAGGAACATGACTAAATCGTCTAATCCTAATGAAGTTTCTGTGGCGAAAAGCAAACTGAAGTCTAAAATTGAATTACCTCCTAATCCACAGATTGAGGGGTTAAGAATTGTAGACTTAATTATTACTGAGATTGAAGAGGCTCACATGAATAAATCATGTGGTAAGGGTCAGTATTATTGTTATACTGATAAAAAATGCAAGAAGGTTCCTAAAGGTTCACATATGAATTCTAAAGGTCGTCTTGTACCAGATGACCCTGAAGGTGATCAAGAGGATGGTGGAGATCAAGCAATTGATCCAGGTGGAATGAGCACTGAAAACGTAGTACTTCATACCGCTGATGGTAAGAAGTTTGCTGAGATTATTGATTTAATCAGACCAGAAGATGTTATGCCTAAAATGCATGCTTCTGATCAATGGATTGGTGAAGAGGATAATTATTCTCAAAAGGATAAGGAACTCAAAGCAACTAAGTCAGCAAGAGATCATAGACATAAGACTATTCATAAGTCTACAAATACTCAAGGTAATGTAGATGTTAATGAATATGCTCTTGATGATAAGAGAATGGCAAATGTTCAGAAGCAAAAAGCAAATGCTGCTTCATCTGTTCAAAAGTCACAAGCATCTCAATCAGCATCAAGAAAACAATTTGCACAAGCTGCTGCTAAACAAGCAAAAGCAAAAGCAAAGGCAAAAGAGAGAAAAGACATCTCTAAAGAGATAGATCGGAAACTAGGAATAGATGAAGATGCAGTCTCTAAAAAACAGCAAAGATTTTTTGGTATGGTTCGTGCAGCACAAAAGGGTGAGGGTGCTTCTTCTCCTGAAGTAGCAAAAGTTGCAAGTGAAATTGGTAAAGGAGATGCAAAGGATTTTGCATCTACAAAGCACAAAGGTTTACCTGAGAAGAAAACTAAAAAGGAGGAACTCCAAATGACAGTTGATGAAGCAGTAAGGCTCCCATCAGAATTCGGTAATCTCATCATGGTTGGTGTGAACTGGAGAGGTAAGATGTATAACATTAAGATGTTCTTCCCTCAGCCAACTATGCCAACGAGGAAGGATGTTCAAGATGAAGTAGTTAAGGTATATCCTGGTTGTCAAGTTCAATACTTCGATAAGTATGAATTGCCAAGTAATATGGCACAATTTGATAATGATCAGAACCCAATCATTAAGGTGCAAAAAGAAGGAAAAAGATGGCAAGACGATGATGGTGATGGTAAGTGGTATGAAAAGAGTGATGTAGATGGTAAGATTAGTAAAAGAGAAAAGAAAGCAAAAAACCATAACTGTGCATCAAAGGTA